ATGAAAAAAATCATTATCTCTTTATTACTCCTGGCAAGCTCCGGAGCCGCGCTGGCTGCGCCGCAAGTCATTACCGTCAGCCGTTTTGAGGTTGGCAAAGATAAGTGGGCGTTTAATCGGGAAGAGGTGATGCTGACCTGCCGTCCAGGTAACGCGCTGTATGTCATCAATCCCAGTACGCTGGTGCAATACCCGTTGAATGATGTCGCCAGACAGCAGGTGGAGAGCGGAAAAGTCACGGCAAAGCCGATCGAGATTATCCAGATCGATGATCCGGCGAAACCGGGCGAAAAAATGAGCCTGGCACCGTTTGTAGAGCGTGCAGAAAAGCTCTGCTAATTGTCAGATGTAGCGCTCTGATTTCCAATAAAAAACCGCAAGCATCTCGCAGGAGAACTTGCGGTTTTTGCGTTTGGATGCGTAACAAACGTCCTTTTTTTCCGGCCACTTTAGTCGCGGACTGGAAAACCTGGCGCTGTCATCTATTCTTAAATGGCAGGGTAACTTAGCCTGCATTAATGCCAACTTTTAGCGCACGGCTCTCTCCCAAGAGCCATTTCCCTGGACCGAATACAGGAATCGTATTCGGTCTCTTTTTATGTGCTTGTTTTCGTTGGGTTTTTCGGTGCTATCACGAAATCCCACGAAAATTACTCGAAATTTCCATATCCTGTCTAAACCATAACATATTCTGCACCGCGTGCGTCCAGGTATTTTTTGGTCATTGTTATATTTTTATGCCCCAGCAGTCTCTGTGCGAAATCCTCTCCGCGCTCCCTTTCATACAGTCTGCTCGCCAAGCTCCTGATCTCATGGAAAGGAGGAGGGTTGGGGCCAAACTTTAACTCTGTAGAATCCCGGATGTCAGAAAATGCCTGGGTAATTCCGTCCGGAGTTAACGGACCAGGCTTCCTGCCTCCACGCCTCACCGCTGAATACAGCATGAAGTCTGACGGGTTGTTTTTCCTGCAACGATCGATAACATCCTGCAATACCAAATCAGCAGAGTCCAGTCGCAAATCAAGTGGCAACGCCAATTTGTGACCTGTCTTTTCCTGCGTGACAAACAACCTTCCATCCCTGATATCGCTGAATCTGAACAACGATACGTCCTCTCTTCTTTGCCCGGTGACAAGTGCCAGATCACATGCGTTTGCTGCCCATTCGGAATGGGCGGTTGCGGCATCCCTTATTATCTCGAACTGTTCAAGTAGAAGACGCTCGCGCTTTACTTTGGGTGTCGGCGTTCTTGTCGGCTCTGCCGGATTCCTTTCAATATGTCCCTCGACGATCGCCTCTCTGAAAATATCCAACAATACCGAACGCAGGCCGGAGGCCATGCTCTTCTTATCGCAGAGTATGTAACTCTCCAGGAAAGTAGATATGTCCTTTGTGCTGACCGCCGATAGCGGCATACGTCCGAATTCATCACTGATAGTGGCGATCTGGTTGCGTCTGACCTTCATCGTGTTGGGCTTCAATTCTCTTCGCTCAAGAATTACTTCGTAGCGCTCAAGCCACGCTTTCACCGTAAATGTTGGTACTTCCTTTATGCGGTCCAGCAGCGCTGACGGAAGGTAATTCTGTTCGATGTAGTTATTGGCCTCGATGGCCTGAGAAATGGCGTCCTTTCTGTCGATCCGGCCAAGAGATAACTCTTGACCGGTAATCGGGTTTCGCCAGCTATAAAGCCTGTCTCTTTTACGATAGGTCAGGTTACGGGGCAGGTTAGCGTCGTAACGAACTGGCCTTTTCGCCATGAGTCAGTCTCTCCAATAGAGTGCCGCCAGTTGGCAGCGATATGCGTTTTGCTTTGTGACGAAGGTTCTTTTTGCTCGGATCCACATAGATGGCATCTGGCTGAACCTTATATTCTTTGCCGTGAAGTTCCGGAGCAGGGTAAATACGCCACTCCCGCGCCCAGCGGCGAAGTGTTGAAAGAGACGGTGGGGTTGAATAAGTTGAATTCGCCCATTCCAGCAGATTAAGAAGCTTGGCCATACTACCTCCGGCTTCCGGCAACTTATTATAGAGCTGCCGGAAAACTGTTAATGAAATATCGTTATCAACTCACTTGACCCGGCAGCGCGCGCAAACGACGCATACCTGTCATCGCTGTGGCCACGTAGCTAGCCTTACGGTTCACTACCTCCACCCAGACCTTCACACCTTCAACTCTCACCGTGTATGTCTCCTTCATCTTGCTGCGGCCATAGTCGCCGTAACGTTCTGCATGAGTGGCCAGTGCTATGTCGCATGCCTGACGCGCTAACGGGGATTGCTGGTTGCCTCGGTTAATTAATCGCATGGTCACCGCCTTCTGGATTGGATGGTTGACGGAAAAACGCTCGGGACGGTGACCAATCGCAATATGCATCGGTTTCGGTATGCCCGAAAATTGCCTTACAGCGACGGATATGGGCGCAGTCGCCGCAGGTCTTACCCTTCGGGAGTTGCATTTTATCGGGGTCTGCCGGGTTATAATTCAGCTCAGTCATTCCAAGCCTCCAGCTCGTTCTGGATTTCCTCGTCGATCTCGTCATTGGTGGCGTCTTCGTTTAGATAGTCGCGCGCCTCTTTGAGATACTGTTCTCGGCGTTCGTGGTACCAGGCAGAGAACTCCGGTGACCAGCCGAGACCATTACCTTGAAAATCAACCAGAGCGTTGTCCTCAGCCATACGCTCAACCATGCAGTCGGCTGTTGTCAGGGTGCATTCCCGGATGTAACCGCGAAGGTGCTGTTTGCGCCACCAAGGACTTACTTTCGAATCGCAACGTCCTTTGAACTCAATTTCCCAGCGGCGGATGCAGCGTGCGTTTAAAGATTTACTCATCTCGTTACCGGGAGGGGTAGCCCTCCCGCCTCCCTTAGGCCACGTATTCCGGTTTCATATCCGCCAAGGTGATGCTGAACTGACCGTGCAGTTCGTCGCCCAGATGACGTTTCGCCGTTGCAAGAACTCGCTCAACTTCCCCAAACCGTTCAGCTGCATCCGGTTCATCCGGAGACGGCAGGGAGTTGATCGCGGCTTCAACCTTGTTACGTGAATCAACCAGGTAGTAGCGCTTCACTGCCTTATTCTTCAGCTCGGTGAACAGGGCAGATCCGAGCGTGGCCTTCGCGCTTTCGATATCAGCGCGCAGTGCTTTTGCGCTATCAACATCCTGTGCAGCCTCGATGCGCTCGCGGAAATCATCGGCAAGAGCGTCGATATTTACCGACGATTCGTGTGCGCTTTGCGTAGTTGTGACGGTGTCACCAGAAATTTCAGCCAGGCTAACGCGTTGCGGCGCCGGGTTAATTTCCTTCTCGGTGCGCTGCTCGACTTCATCCGGGGTATATACGCCGAGAACGACAGCAGGACAGTAAAGTCGCGCCCAGTATTTAAGGGCCAGATAAGCGATCTGCTGTTTCGGGTTCGAAATCCACAGTGGAGAGTTACGTGTAATCACGCTGGAGAGGAATACCGGTTCGCCCCATGTGATCTCGCTTTCACCGCGAATGACAGCACCCACACGAACCGACAGGCCCTGTTCGTCGGCGCTGGTCCAGCCGCGTACCATTTCTTTTTTGTCGTACGTCCCACCGCCTTTTGCTGGCTTCTTCACGATCTCTTCACGGCTGCTGGCACATTTAGACCAGTCGCCTTCGTACTCATAGTGAAAGCGACCCACGATGGCGTTAGAACTGGAGATCACCGCGTTTACCAACTGCGCTTCGTAGCCCAACACTCCGTTGACCAGGTGCGTTTTCTGTGCCACTGCGTAAGGGTTCATGCCCCATTGCATGGCTTGCATGATGATGGCCATGCAATCGGCTGGGTTGCCGCGAAGATGTTCAGGAACAGTTACAGCGGCCTGTGCCATCAAACCAGCAACGGCTTGCAGTTGGGTTAATGCCTGTACATTGAAGATGGCGTTGCTGGCGGAAATAGTATTCGGAGCCTGTTGCTCTGCAGTTACGATATTCATGTTTTCCATCGTCATTCTCCTTATGCCTGAGTACGCAGCGCTTCAAGGCGGCGCAGGTCGAAGTCGTTCAGTTCGTCGGTGTAATCAGCGGTGATCGGCGCTGGCCATTCGCCTGTGTCAAAGCCGGTAGCGATAGCGCGCATCGCCTTGCGGTACTCGAGCATGCCCAGTTCCAGCAGTTCGGCGGATGCCTCGATGATGGCGATCCAGTGGTAGTTCTCGTCTTTGTTGACGAAAATCCAGAAGAACTGGTCCAGTGCTGCGGTCTCGCAATACATGGCGGCGCTCAGGTGATAGTCACGGTCGATGATTTCCCGGTGCAGTTTGGCGCGCAGGCCTTCCTGCTTAATGTTCCACATGCTGATGGTTTTCAGGTCAGCACCGATGCGCACGCCGTCCAGGTCGATCTCAAGGTCAGGACGCACGCGGACTTCCAGACCGGTTTCATCGTCAAAGCCAAAATAGCTGACCTCAACGGCGCGACTCGGGTGCTGAAGCAGCATCCCGGCGGTTGGGTGCGCCAGTAATGCCGACTGAATGGCCAGTGCGGTGCTCAGTTGCTGGCGAGTGACCAGCACTTTCCCTTGCGGATTCTCACGCCAGGCATCCAGCAGTTCGTCGGCAAAGACGGCGTCCGGATTAACAGACTTCACGGTCTGGATCAGATCCGCTTTGGTTCCGGACACTTTCAGCGGCGCAGGCTTCTGCGCTTCCTGCGCCACCAGGGCGGGATTGATGATTGCCAGTTGCTCGAGTAACGCATCACGGCTGCCGCTGGTTTTCACCTGAGCAGGCAGAGTGGCGTTGTATTCCTTGATGCAGGCTTTCATCGCCGCTGCGGTCTGCTTCTGGTCCGCTTCGATCCGCTGGTACTCTTCGGGCAGAGACATGTAGCTCTGGCCAGTTTCCTCGACGGACCCACCCAGTGGCACCTGAGCAGGCAGAGTGGCGTTGTATTCCTCGAGCAATGTCTTTATGTCGTCGGCGCTCAATTGCTCTGGCAGACCTGCGTTGTACTCATCGATAAACGCGCGGATTGTTGCCGTCGTGGTAAATGCGCCTTCTGGGATCGCCGGTTCAACGCTGAACTCTTCATCAAGCTGCTCTGGCTGCAACGCAAGGCCGTGCACCAGGTTACCCATGTCCAGTACCGGAGAACGCTCTTTGGTGATCGTTTTGGCGACGTGGCGCGCGTTGAAGTACATCAGGCTGACGCGGGCATCTTTTACCTGCGTGCTGCTGATCCCGTTCGCTGCGTGATAAACCTCGTTCGGCAGACCTTCATAGCGGCCTGGCTCGAAGTAAGCGGGATACACAACAGCCGGTTCGTCAGATTGAGATTCTGGCTCGGTTTGATTCACTTTTTGGGCGTTTTGGTGCGCAGATTCATCATTCTGATGCGCATTTTCCGGTTTTTGTTTCACATCGGCCTGCTGGCCGGTATGTGACTCTTCACCAGTTTCCAGACTGCTTTCGCCTGACTGCACTTCATCACCAGTCTGTTCTTCATCACTGACAGTTTCTTCCATCTGCACATCGCTGGTGGCTTCCTCATTAAGTGGTGAACGGTCATCTGTTTTTGGTTGTTGATCACCCATCAGGTTTTCTATGGAGAAAATTCCAGCGCCAAGATTCTCAACTCGAGGTTGATCCTGACTTTTTGGTTCCTGCGCGCCAGCTACTGGCAACGGCAGCAACTCAGTTGCTGAATTGAACTCAGCTGTCATGGTCTGGTTAACGAACTCCAGATGTGCAACTGGTGTCAGGTGAATATTTTCCGGCGCGATGCGCACCAGATTGAAGATGGCAGCGCGGTTTACCGACAGAACGCCAGGCTGATTGCGCAGGATGGTGCTCCATGATTTCCATGGTTGTTCTTTGTTGGCCACTATCTCTTTGGCGCGGCGGTGGATGCTCCCCGGGATTTCAAGATGGTTAAAGTCCATTGGGAGCAGGGCGCAGGCAATCTCTAAATCCAGAGTATCCAGCGTGTGGTAAGCATTTTCGCCACGGTCAGTGACATATCCGCCGTCGGCGTTGGTACCGGAATCGGTGCGCTGAACATTGCTGATGCGGTTACCGGCGGCCCATTCGCGCGCCAGGATGCCACGGTCGATGTAATCAGTGTTGAACCACACCGTCAGGAACTGGATAACTGTTGCCAGTTCCGGTTTTTTACCGTCGACAGGGAAGGCTTTCTTAACGGCATTCACGACTTTATGGATATCGTGCTCAATGGCTTTTTTGAATGCTTCCACATTCTCAGCAGCCAGCAGCAGGTTCTGGACGTACGCGTCATCGGTGTCCATCTCAAGGCGGACAATCTTGTTTTTCTGCACGGCATCTACGTGATAGAGATATTCACCATCACCGATGAACTGAGCCAGTACGCGCTGGCGGAATGGCAGGGTGGCAACGACGATTAGGTTCGGCTGCTCTGACTGCTGAGATTCTTCTGCGGTGCTGTCTTCAATATCTGCGTCGTCGACAGACTCATCTTCAGCCTGTTGTTTAACATTCCAGGTGCGCTGGTCTTCGGCCAGTTCATAACGATCACACCAGGTGAAATCAACGTCGCCTTCTTCTGGCAGGTCGTTGTACACCGGGAAATCAGTGCGAATCGGTTTGGTGTAGTCCTTACCGCGACCCGTTTCGATGCCTGCGTCTTCCAGCTCAACATCGAGCGTCAGCGCAGCGCGCGCTTCGGATTTTGCAGTGAACCAAATCACTGCATCTTGCTTACCGGATTTCTGAGTGGCCTTGACCACATAAAAGAATTCCATGTTAGATCCTCATTTTTGGATGTTAGAATCCCCGGGCCATTGATAGCGCCCATTGGGTGTCTTTTTTGGATTGGTATAAATTCCGGTGTAACTTTGGTCGGTACCACCGGACGTAGATCCCGCCTTGCGCGGGGTGTACGTTAGCCTTCGTGAGCCATCTGGTCGTGCGAAGCGCAACGTCTGGAACAGTACTCTTTCTCTTTACGCGCCAGCTGTGAGCCGTTGCGATAGAGAAGGGTACTTTTGATTACTTCTTCCGGTTTAACCGGCTTGCTGCAGTAACCGCATTTCTTGTCTTGCATGACACTCTCCGTTAATGGCTGAGGCCATTCCCCAGACCGTTCAGATAAACTTCAACCAGCAAATCCCTGGTGTAAGTCATCTCAACGCCTCGATGCAGATACAAACGACCACGAGCATTAGCTGATGCTGTCCAGGTTGAGTCTTTGTGTTTGACGAGCATTCCAGGCTGAACTGCGCCGCGGTTTACCGTCTGTGTACCGTAGTGCTGATGAACCATGATGTTCTCCAGTTTTTCTGAGTGAACTTCGCTGGTGGTGCCGTGACGCTGATCTTCACGGTTGAGCGTTTTAACTCGGCAATTCACCACCGCGAAGCTCACTCTGTGCTTTGCCCTTGTCGCCAGGCTGGCGGAACGTTTCAAACCTACTGCGCGTTAATCTCACCACCTCATTCCGGTCTTCGTATGCCCCGGACGGCTACTTCGTGGGCGTCCTGCCTGAGTGGTTCGTGGTGCGTCTTGGTGAGATAGATTAAATCACTGGTTTATATAAGTGTCAACTTAAGGTTAATATTAATTGTAAATCTGCGGTTTATATGACTGATTTTTGTGACGCGTCAACCGAATCGCAGGCAAAAAAAATCCCGACGCTAAGGTCGGGATCGGGGAGTTCGGGGTGGAGATTAGAGGAGGAGCTGGTGGGTTAGGATATACAAAACCCGGCGCGATGGCCGGGTTTCAATCAAGACATGGTTTTTAATTTTTCAATATCAAGCGGGAATTTAAGACTTCCTAGTCCAACACTTGCAAAAGCTAATGACAATTTTCTTCTAAAATCAAGATAAACAAGGTTAGATAAAATCTTCGCTCTGAATTCTTCATTTTGTCCAAAGAATACATCTTGCTCAATTATATTAAATCGATATGTGATGGCAATCTCAAGGGTGAGTGGATTGATATTTTCTTCTGGAATATCATTAACTTGGCTTTTGCAAGCGAGTATCAAACAACATTCATTTTTTTCTTTATCATCATTCATCCCCATATCTAAACTGAAACCGAGGTTAATACTTTCTTCCTTTGGAATTGCGTCACGGGAGAAATCGATAAATTGCTTATTAGTACTTATAGCTTGTAATTCAAAGCTATTCATAAAATTTAACATGGCGATACTACATCCCATCTTTTTAAGTTAATATCTCTAAAAGCACTTTGAGCATTTAAAGCCCTAACACCAAACTCCTCAGTGTCTGTATTACTTACTACAACGTTAAAATGACCTTTCTTAGAGTAGGCATATCCTGCGTGCTCAAGGAGTTGTAAGTGGCCTCTTGGGTTTGCTAGCGCCATTACGCTTCTCTTAAAATCTTCAAAGAGTGACGTACTAAAATTGGATTCCTGCACTGAACGATATGATGTGATACAGGTTAAAATATATGAATTAAGACTTACTTCTTCCTCTTCTGCACGGCGAATGCAATTTGCATGTACAGATTTAGGCAGGCGAAGAGTAATTCTTCCTGAGACGTTAGGTTCTTGGAACACTTTAGGAGCCGGAAATGCAGTGCCCTCTGCAAGGCACATCTCTTGACCGACAGTCAAAGTGTCAATTGCAAGATTGTATGCGTCTTCCCGGGTGTCTCCAAACTCCATAATATCAGGGAGTTCCTCAACTCTTGCAACCCAGTAGACGTCACCATCCATTCGTTCTTTTCGAACGGAAATGGTATATTCTTCTGCGTTAAACATGATTTTTCGCCTTATGTATAATTTCTAACTCTTCTTTATATTTTTTTAGAGTGTTCAGTACAGTACGCCCATAACAAGGTTTAACGGCCTTGGCTGTACCGTGCCCACAGTCAATTCCGATTGTTCGGAAATCACTTACCTTTGAAAGAGCTGAGTGAGTAATCACCTTATGATTAGGCTCTTGCCTGAATTTAACGTGAACCCAAGCTCCTCAAGGTAAAAAATCAAACCTGTACGTGTCCCGCAACCAATGCTGGCTGTTCTGCGTGTAAGATCTTCAATGATAAGTTCAAGTCGGGTCATTTCTCTATGCTTATACTAGATGACACTACATATGGTGTCATTCTGAAAATTGTAATTTTTTGCACAGCATCAGTTTTGGGGCGTTATTCAGTCAGCGCTCGCTAGATGACATATCACTTTTTATCCGCCCCTTCATGTACTTGGCGTACAGCTCGTCGAGTTCCTTGAGGCGCAGAGATACGATCCGCAACATGTTCTGCTGCTCTTCTTCCGGCAGCTGGCGATAGAGTTCCAGCAGGCGCTGTTCGTCAGGCTTGAGTCCGTCTTTCTCTCCGACATCCTCACCGAGTAACCATGCGACAGAGATTCCAACAGCATCGGCTATGGCCAGTGCTGATTTCTTACTAATCACGCCTTTTTTGAACCAGCCGTTTACCGCCTGAGGGGTCACTCCGGCTATGCGTGCCATGTCTGCTTTGGTAACGCCGCGATCAGTGATCTCGGTGAGGCGTTCTACCAGAACGAGGTTGGGTTCTTCTTTTCTCATAACGTCATTGTAAATACTTGGTTTATACACACAATAAATCCAAAGTTTGCATGAAGTATAAATCTGTGGTTTACTATTGCTATCAATAAGCAGGAGAAGCACATGTCCGCACTCGATAAAGCAATCAAAGCCGCTGGCTCTGCCAGAAAGCTCAGCCTGGCGCTGGGTGTGACGAGTATGTCCGTCAGTCATTGGAAAAATCGTGACCATGGAATCGTCCCACCAAACTACATTTTTTCCATCTTCAACCTGACCGGCGTAACTCCTCACGAACTGCGCCCAGATCTCTACCCAAATCCAACTGACGGTTTACCAAAGTAGGAGCATTAACTATGCAGACACTTACTTATCAGAATAATAGCGACATTACTCAAGGGGTAATGATAAATCGCGCTCAAGCGCGCAGGGGGCCGAGCCACGAAGATATTCGTGACGCGGTCCGCTCCTGGGCTGGCGCCGATGGTCAGGACGTAGTTACTGCTCTGATTATCGAAGAATACCAGGCACAGGGTGGTGACGAGATCACTTTCTCTGGTGACCTCAGCCGACAGCGCCAGAAGCTTTTCCGCTTTCTGGACAACCATTTTAACAGCGAACGGTACCGCGAGAATGTTCGCCAACTGACTCCGGCAATTCTTGCTGTCCTTCCACTCGAGTTCCGCAACCGTCTGCTACCAGAAGACAACGTTATGGCTCGTCTGGCGCGGCTGGAGAAAGAAACCAGCGAAGCGAAGATAGCCGTCGCGATGGATGCTCCACGTCATCAGAAGTTGAAAGAGCTGAGCGAGGGGATCGTGGAGATGTACCGCGTTGACCCTGGCTTAACCGGTCCTCTGATGGAGATGGTGCAGATGATGCTGGGGGCTGTATGACGGGTTCAAAAATGGCGAAAGCCGCGGTGCTCGAACACCAACGGCTTTCTGGTGCAATTCATTGCGAAATCATTGCGGGGTAAGTATGCCTAACAACAAATTGTTTTGCCAGCGTGTCGGACCGCGACTGGATAAATCATCCCTCAATCGTTCATCAGGAGGACTCTATGGCCGGGGACTGGATAAAAATGCGTACATCACTGGTCACCAGCCCGAAGGTGAACGGAATTGCGCGAATACTGGAGCGTTCACCGGAGGTGGGAAAAATGTTCACACTTTCGCATAACACCACGTTATCAGACGTTGTAACGCGTAACGTAACCCGTAACGTTACGGTGTCGTTACTAGTAACGTTTTGGTCTGCGGCAAATGAACACTCGCGTAACGGTGTATTTGAAAATGCAGACCTGTCTGATATCGATGATATTGTCGGAGTACCCGGTTTTGGGGCCGCATTATCAACCGTAGGCTGGGCCATTTATGATGCGGAGAATAACTGCGTCATTCTTCCAAACTTCAATGAATACAATACGTCAGGTGATATGCGCTCAGCTACGGCCAAGACAAATGCGCAGCGCCAGAAGGAGTTTCGTGAACGGAAAAAACTCCAGGAAAGTAACGTAACGAGTAACGTTACTAATAACGTAACGCGTAACCACAGAGAAGAGAAGAGAAGAGAAGATCTAAACCCAGAGAGAGAACGCGCGGGCGGAAGTCATTCTGGGGATGATATTTCTGGAAATCACCCACCTCTGCCAGCTATCCCTCCCAAACCTCAGAACGAGGATTTTGGGCCCGGTCTGGATTTTGGCCCATTGGGTAAATTTCCGATCACTGACTCATGGACCCCGTCTCCAGACTTCGTGCGTCAGGCTGCGCTCTGGGGTAAGAACGTCGGCACTGAGCCGGGTTACACCGCTGAAGAACTTCAGCAATTCCGTGATTACTGGATACCTGACGGCAAGGTTAAACACCAGTTGGCTTGGGAGCAGACCTTTGCTAACAGTCTGTTGCAATCGCGTGGTCACGGCCAAAGGACCGTCCATGTTGGACAGCGAGATCCCAACCGAATTTCTGAGCCAGATAAAACCATCCCGACCGGGTTCAGGGGGTAACGGTGAAAAACATTGTTAATTCTGGCAGCGCTCTTGAGCGCCTGAAGAAACTCATTCCGCCAGGAGTTCAGCCGAAGTTCACCAGCGCGGAAGAGCTGCTGGCATGGCAGAGGGAAGAAGGCCTGAAGCGGTGTGAAGAACTGGACAGGCTGAATCAGAAAGCCCGGACAGAGAAAATTTTCGGTCGCTCAGGAATTCAAAGCCTGCACCGCAGCTGCACTTTCGAGAATTACCATGTATCCGGGGAAGGGCAGCGCAAAGCCTTCACGATGGCAAAGAGCTACGCACAGAATTTCGGTGCTGGGTTCGCGAGCTTCGTGTTTAGCGGTGGCCCTGGTACCGGGAAAAACCATCTGGCGGCAGCGATCGGAAATCATCTCCTGTCCGGTGGACAATCAGTGCTGGTGGTGACAATCCCTGACCTGATGCTGCGTGTTCGCGAGTGCTACGACGGTGGCCAGTCAGAGGCTTCACTTCTGGATGACCTCTGCAAAGTCGATCTGCTGGTACTGGACGAGGTCGGTATTCAGCGCGGAAGCAGCGGTGAGAAAGTCATCCTGAATCAGGTTATCGACCGTCGGCTGTCGTCGATGCGTCCGGTTGGTGTTCTGACGAATCTGAACCACGACGAACTTCTCGGCGCGTTGGGTGCACGGGTTATCGATCGCCTCCAGATGGATGGCGGGATGTGGGTGAACTTTGACTGGGGCAGCTACCGCAAGAACGTTAGCCATCTCCGGATCGTTAAATAACCTCGAGGGAAAATCACTATGGCAAGCAAATCACTGTGGGCAATCGTCGATTTCCTTCGGGTTAACCAGACCATAACGCCTCGTCAGGTTCAGCACCTTCTGGGATGCGACTGCAAGAAGGCACACAACCTGCTGCTTCACCTGACACGCAAAGCGGTAGTAATCCGCACTGGCGAGCCGCATCGCCCTGTCTACATGTTTCAGCCCGGCGGGGAGTTGAACATTAAGCAGATCAAACCGAACACGAGAAAAAACATGGTTACTTCAGTTTGCCGCACAAGTCCGGCGATGCAGCGTGTACTGGCGTTTTACGGGAGAGCATCAGCATGAGCAGCAGAGATAAATTTGAACAAGCCATTAAGGCCCGCTTTGGTGACCTAATTGATTACCGGACATGCAAAAACTCTGATGGCGAGTACATGGCCTGGGACATGCAGGTTGCATGGTGGGCATGGCAAGCAGCAGAAACAGACATGGCAGTACAGCTCGCTAACGCCGAGAGCAAGTGCAGGGAGCTGGCGTCTGAAGTGAGTGAGTTAAACGAATGCAAAAATCTTCTGGAAAAAATTAAGTCAACGTCATGCCATGTTGATACATCGAAGGATGCGGTTATCCCTAACTCGCTGGATGCGTGGGGAAGACCGGTTCCGCAGTATTTGCCGTATGACTTCTCAGGAAATCCCTGTGCAAGTGCGACTCAATACTGTAACGGCTGGAATGATGCCGGAGGTTACTGGCTAAACCACGTCAAATACCTACAAGAATGCATCCGCGCCGCTGGCATTGGCGTGAAGGGGGAGTGAGATGGCTGACGTAACCAAAATGGAGTGCGTTCATTCAACTAATCCTGAGTGGTTTTCACCAGGTGATATTTATGATTCCGAGAAACGCGGACCAGATATTTGTATTTGTGGTGACAACCTCGTGTCCGACCTTAACCCGGAAGACTGGTACGAGATGAGCCAGCGAGTCGATGGGCTATGGTTTCTTACCGGCTATCAGCAGTCTGTTTTGTTTCGTGTGATTGAGGATTAACCAATGACCAAATTCACCAAAGAACGCTTGGAAGAAATCGCAGAGCTTGCAAGAAAGGCGACGTACAAGCCGTGTGCAATGCACATGACGAATTTATTGGCAGTATGCGATAGCGAAGTTATCGAGGAAATGGCCCGCCAGCTACTCGCCAGCATGGAGCAGGAGCCGGTGGCGTATATGCATCACAGCGGGCAAGTTGTGACGCGGGAAGAGTGCTGTGACGACGAGATATTCGCCATTTGCTGTAAAGTCGAAACTCCACTCTACGCAGCACCACAGTTACCACAGCCAGCGGTGCCGGACATGGCCGCAGTTGGCGAAATGCCATTCCTTGGCACCCAAGAGAAGGCATTCGTTAGCGGATGGAACGCTTGCCGCGCCGCCATGCTTCAGGGTGCCGAACCTGCAAGTAATTGCGATGAATTACCGCTGGACTACCTGCAAGGACACAAAGACGGACTGGAGTGGGCTGCACAATTGGCAGAAGCCAATCATCCGCAAACAGGTGACTGGTTGTACGACGACCCAATCGAGCTTGCCAGAGCGATTCGAAAAGGTCCTGATATACCTGAATTTAAGTCAGTATCTGTTGATGAGGATGATAACTTCTACTCGTGGTTTGGCAGGTTCTGGTATGAAAATTATCAGAAAAATAATTACACAACATCTGCAAAACAGATGCTTGGTACGATGGCTGAATTTGCCTATAGGGCAGGTAGAGAGTCGGCAGCGCTGGCTGCCAACTCTCCGCTAACTCCGGATGGTTGGCAATTAGTTCCGAAGGAGCCTACAGAAGCGATGAATAAAGCTGGCTGGGCTGCAATTAACGAACATGATGCCATTAACCCGACATACAGGGCTATGCTCGCAGCAGCACCTCAGCAGGACGTGAGGTTAGCATTGGAAATCGGCATGTCCCGTTACGCAGGTGCTATGCAAAAGCTCGTAGACTCTGGTGATTGATATAACCTGCCATACAAGCGATATGTGAATTCCCATATCGACAATATAACCCGCTACGGCGGGTTTTCTTTTTCGCTTCATCGATCCCTGCTACGATTCACTTACTTTTACTGATGGGAATAGGGATATGAAGAAAGTTCTTGTTGTTTTATTGGTGTCACTTTTCTCACTGACAGCAACGGCAGCAAACAAGCCATGCTCAGGTAAGAAAGGCGGGATATCGCACTGCTCGGGTGAAAAATTTGTTTGTAATGATGGCACTATCAGCAAGTCTAAAAAGGTTTGTCAGAAATAGTTGCCGATGAATGGCTCTTGCCGTCAAAATCAAACCTGCTATATGCGGGTTTTTTCTTTCTGGTAGCGGGCTGTGGTAACGCTGTGCCACCGCCGTTCGCTGAAGCGCTGGTGCGTGCTAATTTGCCGGAGCTTTGTCAGCAGAAACAAATAGCGGCGTAATAAAACATTGCTAATTCAACCCGCTACGGCGGGTTTTCTTTTTTTACTACTGACAGAAAATTAACAATTTGTGCTCTTAAAACGTTGATCATTTCCGTGCATAGGTATACTGTATAAAAACACAGTAAATGCAATGGAGGCCATTATGAAAGTTGAATTAACCATTGATCGCATGAAAGAACTTCCTAAAGGCGCAGTACCAGCACTGGAGAAAGAATTGCTTAAGCGCCTGAATGATCACTATGACAATTGCAGGCTCACAATCCGCCGTGCCGGGTCCGATGGGTTAAGTGTTTTTGGTGGTGACAAGGACGATAAAAAGAAAATTGAATCAATCCTCCAGGATACCTGGGAAAGCGCTGACGACTGGTTTTATTAGAATTGCGCTTAAGGCTGGCGCGCATTTTTCAGAATACCGCAATTTGCGTAACCCTCTGATGCTGCTGCCGACAATCTTTAATCGCGTCTGTTAGTCGCTCGAAGGGAGAACATAAATGTGAGTGATTCAGCTTTGCAAACGTCAGAAGACAACTGGTATGACATTGTAAGAAGGTCTGACGGCTGCGTGGTGTTTAGCTTTCCTTCATCGGGCAGGCATCTAATTTATCGCGTCAATGGCATGGTTTCTATGCGGCCTTTGCTGGATGATGAAGAGGTCTTTACTCCTAATGGTTTTATGCAGTTTATTCACCGTCTCGGCTACCGGGTAACCCCACCTTCTGATAATATGAAATCAACGGTCTGAACAACCGTAACCTACTGCGCCACGGAGAGAAACCATGGCGCACGAACTACAACTCATCAAGCAGTCATCAGGAATCCTGATCCCCGCGACGCCGGAGACCAGCGATATTCTGCAATCAAAAATCAAACTCGGTGCCGTGCTGGTAGCCGAATTTCGTCAGGTGAGGAATCCCGCATTCCATCGCCGCTTCTTCGCATTACTCAATCTCGGTTTCGAATACTGGGAACCCACTGGCGGGGCGATCTCCTCCAACGAGCGCAAACTGGTAACCGGCTACGCCAAATTCCTTGCCTCATTCGCGGGAAGCGAAGCAGCTCTCCTGGACGCTGCCGAGCAATATCTCGACCGTATCGCTGATAAGCGCGCAGGTAGCATCAGCATCTGCAAATCCTATGACGCGTACCGTGCCTGGGTAATTGTCGAGGCCGGCCACTACGACGCTATACAGCTTCCTGATGGAACCCTTCGTAAACACCCTCGCAGCATTGCTTTCGCCAACATGGACGAAACCGAGTTCCAGCAGTTGTACAAAGCAGCGCTAGATGTTCTGTGGCGCTGGGTATTGTCCCGGGCATTCAAGACGCAGCGAGAAGCGGAAAACGCCGCTGCACAGCTCATGAGCTTTGCGGGGTGATGACCATGAAATATTCCTGGTTCCACCATCACGAATGCACAACCGAACAGGCAGACGAGTTGGTGGCGAGTTATCGCCGTCGTGGCGCCACGGTAGAACGCAGCCTGAATCGCGACAACATCACCTGGACTGTCAGCGTGCAGCTGCCGGAAAGCGAGAAAGCACCGTGCCCGAGTAAGGTCTGGCAAAACAGGGCGTGGGGGTGAGCATGGCTAAGCTACCGCGCCGTAAGTGCGCCAACAAAGAATGCCGCCAGTGGTTTCACCCGGTGCGTGATACGCAGACTGTCTGCGGTTATGAGTGCGCCAGCGCTGTCGGCAAAGAGCAGACCAGAAAAGCCCGTGAAGACGCTAAGCGCAAAGAGTCCGCCAAACAGCGCGCTACTGAGAAGAAAGAGCGAGCCGCCTGGCGCCAGCGTAAAGCTGCGGTTAAGCCGCTGAAGCACTGGGAAGATTTAACGCAGCGTGTAGTCAATGACTATATTCGCGAGCGTGACCATGATTTGCCATGCATCAGTTGTGGGACGTTCGACACCGTCCAGTGGGAAGCCGGGCATTACCGCTCACGTGGGAAAGCGTCACATCTCCGCTATCACGAAGACAATATCCGTAAACAGTGCCACCACTGTAACGTTCAGCTGTCGGGCAATCAGCAGCAGTACCGCCTTGGCCTTATAGAGAAAATTGGAGCTGAACGCGTTGAGGCGCTCGAAAACAATAACACCCCGCACCGATACACCATCGAAGAACTCGAAGCCATCAGAAAGCATTACAGCGCGCTGAGGCGACAACTCGTCAAAGCAAGGGAGGCCGCATGACATTCGAATCCTACTTTGCCGATCACCTCCGCGTTCGTTGGCAACGATTGCGCTTATATCACTTTCCCGGCTCTGTGCTGACGGACTACCGAATACTGAAGAATTACGTGAAAACTTATGCTGGAGAAACACGATGAACCTCGAATCAATCGCAAAATACTTTGCACCGAAGTCCCCGATGTTCAGTGACTCCTCGCGGGCAACAGCTACAGACAATCTCACTGGTACTGATGTGATGGCCGCGCTTGGCCTCGTTAATGCTAAGTGCGGATTTGGTTTCGATCTTTACCTGGCAAAAATTGGCATCAGCAGCCCGGAGCGGGCAATGGAGGCTCTATATGGTTCAGCCGTTGAGATATCACGACATTTCAGACCAGTTACTGAACTCGATGAAGGATTACGCCAACGAGTTCTCGAAATACTGTGCGCTTTTGCTTATCAGGATTACGCCCGTAGTGCGGCAAGCGTTCGCAAATGCGACTGTTGCGATGGGGACGGCTTTACCGAGGCAGATATTTTCACAAATAAAGTTCAGTACCCGGATGGGAAACCGCCTAAATGGGCAAAAATCACGAAGGGGGTTTGCCCGTCCTATTGGGAGGAATGGAAGTCGGTACGGGAGACTGCGCGCGTTTTATGCTCAGCCTGTAACGGAAAAGGTGTTATCAGCAATGCGTGTCGCTGCCATGGGAAAGGGAAGGTACTGGACAAGAAAGAAACGGAGATGCAGGGCGTGCCGGTTATGAAAGTTTGTGAGCGCTGCACAGGCAGAGGTTATGCCCGGCTTAAATTCTCTAATGTGCTGGAGGGTGTACGCACCGAGTGGGATGTGAAGAAAACCACGGCTTATGACCACATCCAGCCATTATTCGAATTATTGGTAGAAGAGTGTCACCGGCAGGAGGGATATGCAGACAGTGCATTGAAATCAGTTACTCAATAGTGATTTTTTCTATGGAAGGTAAATTTTAGAGAAAATAGATATTGTGGTTTACGGAATTTTCGTCTAGTATCGGCTCTAACGCTGGGAATCCGTTCAATCGTTTCGACCAGCAATAAAATATTCAAGCCCTGCGGTTAACTCCGTGGGGCTTTTGCGTTTCTGGAGGTAACGGCGAGGCGCTACCCTCGCCTTAACATTAAGGGAGGGTTTTCATTACGTTATCAATCTCCCTTCCTTCAAATCTTGAAGTCCAGCCGCAGGAGCCGCAATGGTACGGAAAATCATCGAACCCGCTTCCGACTTGTTTAAGACAGTTGGGACAATAAACCGCGCTGATATACCCACCCGCGGGATTTTTTCTAAAGGCCGCACCCATGTGCTCGACAAACTCATCCTTTGCCCGGTAAGCCGCTACTTCCTTCGCAAGTTCTACGCATTTGGCCTTCGCCTCGGCAAGTTCTTCTATGGTGGCAGCATGGGCTTTTTGAAGTACGTCGATCTGCTCTCCAATGAAAGCGATGCGCTCGCGCAGGACCTCGTTACTTTGCACAGCAGAAAGCGCGCCGATCCCGTTTTTAAGGGACGCGATAAGTAATCCTACATCCATGGTCATTCCCTAATTGTCTGTGGAATGACCAATTTAGCAATTTCCTTTGTCTGTGGAAAGCAGGGAAACCACGTGCCGGGCGTGGATAAATATCCCGGTATTGAATCGACTGTTGGCTGCCGCTTGGCGGCCTTTTTCATTTCAGGTTCACGGGAATCAATTGCTACGTGCTTTGTTGATAAATCCAGCCCGTGAAGCCTGACCTTATCATCACACACAGCGCCATCCGAAAAATCGGAGGTGAGGCTATGACTAGAATGAGCACCATTTACAGCAGACTTTCATATGGAACAGGAACCACGCTGACCGGCTGCGGTGTATCAGCGAAGGCATACGCCGAAACAGCTAAAACAGCAAAAGAGGTGTCCTGGATGTTGGCCGACAGAATTGCAGGGTTAAGCCTGAGCGACTGGGCAATTATTGTCGGTATCGCATGCACTGTTATCACTTGTGCAGTGAACTGGTACTACAGGCAAAAGGAAAGGGAGGACCGGCTTAATGGCAATGTCACCAAAGCTGAAGAATAGCGTTATTGCAGCGATACCCGCTGGCGCTATTGCTATCGCTGCGGCGTTGATTACTGGCCCAACGGGTAATGATGGCCTTGAAGGTGTACGCTATCAGCCTTATCGGGATGTTGTTGGAGTGTGGACTGTATGCTGGGGCCATACTGGTAAAGATATTATCCTCGGCAAGACCTACACCAAAGCAGAGTGTCGAGCGTTACTTAATAAAGACCTCACCACCGTAGCGCAGCAGATTAATCCGTACATCAAGGTTCCGATCCCTGAAACTACTCGGGGCGCTCTTTACTCGTTTGTCTACAACGTCGGTGCTGGCAATTTCAAAACCTCCACTCTTCTCTACAAAATAAACCAGGGTGATATCAAAGGCGCATGTGATCAGCTTCGTCGATGGACATATGCCGGTGGTAAGCAATGGAAAGGGTTGATTACCCGGCGTGAGATTGAGCGTGAAGTTTGCCTGTGGGCAGAAAAACCTCAGGTTCTTGGTGATGGGCTCGGGCCGCTTAACCCAGGCATTCCGGTATCAGTTCCGGGGGTATTCTGATGAAACCCAGAAAAATTACGATTGTTGCGGTTCTGCTGGTGGCTGTCGTAATCATTATTGCAGTGCTTAGCGTATTACTGGTTCGTAGCCGCTCAGCTCTTGAAACAGAACAGAGTGAGAATCGGGTATTACGTAATGATAACGCGCTGCAGGCGACGGTGATAACTACACAGGCTTTCAACTTCAATCGGTTTAACCAGATAGCAGAGAACGCCAACCGCCTTAACTCGCTGATCGATGCCGGTACTGAGAAAACTGTCATCGAATACCGGGAGATTCTCCGACGTGAAAAGACCTGTGATCTGCCTGTTCCTGCTGATGTCGCTGGTGGGCTGCTCAAATACGCGTACCGTTTACGTGCCAGCGCAATGCACCCCGATACCGGGAACACTAACGCAACCGATGATAGTACCGCTGCCGCCAGCTCAATGACGTATTGCCAGGCCGTCCTCTGGATTGAACCTTTGCTGGCAACGATAGAAAAGGGTAATGGCAATTTTTCCGGAATACGGGAAATAGAGAACGTAAGAGCCTCGCAATAGCGGGGTTCTTTAACAATAAGAGAGGGAGTAATGGAAAAAGAACAAAACGGCGCTGCAATCTTTCCTGTAGCAAAAGACTTTAAATTCTGTCTTGGGCAACTAGTGAACTTGCGCATTAGTGATGAGTTCGGCGAGGTACAGGCCCGCTCCCAGCATGTGACGGGTGAGAACCAGTACTTTATTTACTACCAGGCCGCCAATAAATGTGCGACTGAGCGCTGGTATTCCGAATCGCAACTGGTAGCGGTGGAAGATGACCGTTCTCCGGGTATGCCTGTCTTTGGTTGTGTTGAGTTGCCGGAAGGTGCGGCGGTTGAAGAGTAAGGCATTACAGTAGGCATTCACTGAATGTCTACGATAATGCCCTAGGTAAGGATTCACGAATGCCAACTCTTAAAGACTTGTCTCAACAGCTGAAACAAGTTCAGAAACAGATACCGTTCGCTACTGCTCAAGCGATGACAAAAGTTGTACGCCAGATTGAGGTGGCTCAGAAAACGGCATTCGAACGGCATCTGGAGAGCCCCACGCCGTTTACCGTTAAATCAGTTGGTTCGGTGGCGGCAAGAAAGAACAATCTGACCGCAAAGGTTTTTGTCCGTGATACCGCTGCTGGTTATCTGGAACCATTCGAGTTTGGCGGAGAGCACAAGCTCAATAGCCAGGCTCTATTAAATCCCAAGAACGTTAAGCTAAACAAATACGGCAACATGCCGCGTAATAAGCTCTCACAGCTTAAAGCAAAGGAAAATGTATTCGTAGGTGAGGTTGATGGCGTTAACGCTGTCTGGCAGCGTAAGAAGCCGATGAAAGCTAAGAAGCGACGGGCCAAACGTTCCGCTAACGGGACGCGAAGACCGAAACGCAAACAGCGTTCTCCAAAGCTTTTGATCCGGTTTGGTGATGCGCTACCTGTGACTCCAGTGCTGGGGTATATGGATAGGGCCCGTACCATGGCGAACGCACTGCTACCGTCTGCTTTAAATCAGGCGATAGCAGAAGCCATCAGGACGGCAAAATAAAAGCAGTAACTTATAAGTTAATTTCGCAAGCTTTTATGAAGCTGTTTACTGCAGTTGTCGATCCAGAAACATTGGCTGACATGGAATGCTGGTTTCCGCCATCCTTTGTTTGCACACCAACTAACACTTTGGATTTCGCCCCCTGAAGCTGCTTAAGCAATGTTTTTAGTTGGTCCGCGTCATCCGATTGAATCTGGAGGCTCTGAACATTACGTCTTGAAAGGGTAGCATCGAGCTTCACTGCGGTATTCCCGTCGACCTTCATTATCAGGTCCATTGGTACCTCTGATAGTGATTCGGTGCTTTTATCCATTTCAACGTATGCCGCCGATAGCTTTTCTTTAGTGCAGTCAAACACAATGGCGCCATTGTCGGATGAAACCTCGCCAAGCATCATTGCTTTCTTACCACCAGAGAAAAGGTCATCTTCAGTATTAGTTACCCACTGGGCATGAGCAATTGGTGATGCCAGCACTGCGGCTACGAAAGTTATTTTGATTATATTGTTACCCATTACATTCTCCTTGTATTGAATAGGAATAATCATAGTCGGAGCGAATGGTCGAAGCCATTAAAAAAATGGGTCCTTCCTGAGACTTTTGTAAGGCACGGGCATTGCGCGCCGCGGTGTTTTCCTAGCTACAACTTTCAGATTTGTGTCCCATGTCCCACCTCTGGCGATCATTACGGACACCTCGCCAGCTCTGGCTATTCCAGTTTATTCCAGTGGGATATTCTGGTGGGACATGGCAAAAATGTCCCAGGCGAATGTCCCACCCCAGAAAATGTCCCAGGTGATGTCCCATGACCACGATGAACCAGAGTCAGTACGCACAACATTCAGGTGTGGATCGCAAAACAATTGGTCGGTGGATTAAAGCCGGGCGCTTCATTGTGATGGACGGAGACCTGATTGACGTAGAGGCCAGCGATGCGGCATTGAAGAAAAACCGCGATGGCAAAGACCCGCGCGCCTCGAACGCGAAGAAAAAGAAAACTCCCGTCGTTAGCGATAACGATGATGACGGTGATGAAATCAATAAAACTGTCCGCCAGATAATGCTCACTGAAGGGGCAGATCTTTCGAGAGAGGAAGCGGGACGTATCCGCGAGAATTACATGGCCCTGCAGGCAAAGCTGCAGTATGAAAAAGACAGCGGCCAGCTTATTGAGCTGACAGCAGCCGAGGAGGTTTTATTCAACGCCTTTCGCCAACAGCGTGATGCCTGGCTTAACTGGCCGTCCAGGGTGGCGCCGCTAATGGCTGCTGATCTGGATGTACCGGCGGACAGGATGACAGAGGTGCTGATTGAACATGTCCACAAACACATCTCAGTCCTCGGAGAGCCAGAGTTTAACCCGGCAGAAGATTGAGCGTCTTGAATTAAGCGTCCGCAAAGGCTGGACACCCCCGCCGCGTATCAGTGTGCCGCAGTGGGCAGATGACTATCGTAAGCTGGCAAAAGAGGCTGGGAGCACTTCGGGAAACTGGGAAACATCGACGGTAGAAATTGCCCGCGGACCGATGCTTGCCGCGACGGAGTCCGGGGTTCATATCATCACTGTAATGTGCTGTACCCAGTTGATGAAGACAGCACTGCTGGAAAACCTTTTTGGCTATTTTGCCCACCTCGATCCTTGTCCGATACTGCTGCTGCAGCCGAAAGAAGAAGCCGCTGAACAGTTTTCGAAAGAGCGTATTAGCCCGCTGGTAAGGGTGACGCCGGTACTGCGTAAAATCATCGGTGATTCGAAACAGAAAAGCTCGAAAGAAACCATTCTTTACAAGGCATTCACTGGCGGATTTCTGGCGCTGGCGGGTGCTGGTAGCCCTGATAACCTTGCGCGTCGTCCGATTCGTGTCCTGCTGGCGGATGAAGTGGACAAGTACCCGATAACCCGCGAAGGCGATCCAATTGCGCTGGCCGAAGAGCGTACAGCGACATTTGGCCTGACCTGGCTGTCTGTACGCGCCTGTTCGCCGACGGTGGAGGATGAGAGCCGCATTGCTGACAGCTACGCCGACTCCGATCAGCGCCGGGCATCTGTGGTTTGCCCGCACTGTGGCCACCGCCAGTTCCCCGACTTTTTCAAACACGTTCAGTGGCCGAAAGAGGGAGATAAACACCTGACTAAATCGGCGATGCTCTATTGCGAATGCTGTGGTAGTGGCTGGTCCGAAGGACAGCGCCTCAGAGCTCTGCACACTATTCGATGGCATCAGACGCGCCCATTTGAGTGCTGCGGGGAGCGGCACTCACCGCTGATGGATTATGACCTTGCCTGGCGGGCGGCAGACGAGGGCAGCGTTGAAAAGGTCTGGCAATGGTCAGAGTCGGAACGGCATGCGGTCTATCGCGCAATCTGCCCCTCCTGTGGAAAGGAGGCAGTCGATAACCACCACGCGGGGTACCAGGCATCCAAGCTTTTCAGCCCCTGGCAAAAAGATAAGCCGTCGGATATTGCGAAAAAATATATCGATGCGAAGGGCGATCCGGATAAGGAACAGGCGTGGTGGAATACCCAGATGGGGCTTCCGCACCGACCTAATCATGGGAAACAGCTCCCTGTTGATGTTCTGCTGGCGCGCCGGGAAATATTTCCGGCCGTCGTTCCGGACGGGGTGGCATTGTTAACAGCTGGAGTTGATACCCAAGACGATCGCTTCGAAATTACGATCACCGGCTGGGGGAGAGATGAAGAATCGTGGTCGGTCGCGCATGACGTTATTTATGGTGACCTTGAGACGGAAGAACCCTGGAAGCGACTGGATGCATACCTGAAACAGATCTGGCGACGTGGTGACGGGCGCGGCCTGAATATCATGGCAACGTGCATGGACTCCGGCGGCCACCATACGCAGAAGGTATACGAATTCGCCAAAGAGCGTCTTGGCCGTCGTGTCTGGGCAATTAAGGGGGAGTCTGCACAGGGAGGCAAACGCAATCCTGTCTGGCCGACCAAACGACCATCATCGAAAAGCAAAGCCAGTTTCCGCCCTGTCATTCTGGGGGTTAACTCAGCGAAAGACGTGATACGCGGTCGCCTGCATCTTGAGCCACCCAAACCTGGCGCCGCCGCTGCGGGTTATATGCATTTTCCTGACGATCGCGATCTCGGGTACTTCAATCAGCTGCTGGCGGAGCGACTGGTTTACAAAGTCATTTCCGGGCAGCGGTACAGTATCTGGGAAGCAATACCAGGACGAGCTAACGAAGCGCTTGACTGCCTCGTTTACAGCTATGCCGCGCTGTGCGGTCTCAAACATATGGGGTTAAAACTCAACGTCCGGGCCGCCAACCTCGAAGCCGATCCGGATAAGTTCCTGCCAGCGCCAGTTGGACAGGAAGAAAAAATCAATTACGAGCTGCCGGGTGCGGTTATTGAAGAACCAGCGCCGGTCAAACGTAAGCGAATATCGCAACTCCTGCCGAAATAAGGAAAATCATGTTCAACCGGAACACCAGCCTGCTTGCCGGCGCAATGACTGACGATCAGCTCAGGGATGCGCTTGCGAAAGCTCAGCAGGCGTACATTGATTTAGCAACCGGGAGCCACGGTGTTTCGTTTTCCTATACGCAGGGAGACGGGACGCGATCAGTGTCCTATCAGCAAAGCACCCTGGCTGATCTGCTGGCCCTGATTCAACTTCTGCAGGCGCAACTGGGGATTATCTCTCGTCCCCGGAAACCAGCGAGGTTTAGATTCTGATGAATAAAGTACAGATACTGGGCTCTGATGGGCAGCCGTTGCGACAGCAGCGTCCCTCTATGCTGGTGGGGGGGAGCCGCGTACCTTATGACGCAGCTGACTCTTTCAGCGATCAACTGGCGAACTGGCAACCCGCGCTGTGGTCCCCGGACAATGAAATTAACATTTACCGGGATCGCATCGTGTCCCGCGCACGCGATCTGGTCCGTAATGACGGCTGGGCAAACGGTGCGGTCACACGTCTGCTGGATAATGCGGTTGGTGCCAACTTCCGCCCCATCATGAAACCCGATTACCGTGTTCTCAGAATGATCACCGGAAACAAGGCGTTTGATGCGTCCTGGGCGGAAGAGTACGGAAAAGCACTGGACGGGCACTGGCGGACCTGGAGTAACGATCCTGGCCGGTATTGTGATGTTGAACGAAAACTCACCGTGTCGCAGATGTTACGCCTGGGATTTCGTCACAAGCTTATTGACGGGGATGCTCTGACCATTCTCCAGTACAGAACTGACAGGCTTGGTCCCGGAAGAGGGCGTTACGCCACCACGGTACAGATTGTCGATCCTGACCGCCTCAGTAATCCTCAGCAGAATTTCGATATGCCAAATGTCCGTGGTGGCGTTGAAATTGATGCGGACGGTGCGCCGGTTGCTTACCACATCAGGGAGGCCCATATCGGTGACTGGTGGAGCGGGGCTAAAACCATGACGTGGCAGCGTATCCCGCGTGAAACTGACTGGGGCCGCCCGCATGTGGTTCACGATTTTGATCATGAGCGTGGCGCGCAGCACCGCGGTAACGGCATCCTGACTCCGGTTATTCAGCGTCTGAAAATGCTGGTGAAGTATGACCAGAGTGAGCTTGAGGCAGCAATTCTTAATGCCATATTCGCCGCTTACATTGAGTCACCCTATGACCCTGCGATGGTTCAGTCTGCCCTGGGCGAGACCTATGACGAGTCGGAGTTAGGCACTTATCAGGACGGGCGTGTTGAGTTCCATAACGATCGGCGTCTGACACTTCAGAATGGTGCCCGAATGCCCATTCTTTATCCTGGTGAGAAAATCACGACGGTTAACGCGGCGCGGCCCTACAGCAATTTTGAAGTCTTCGAATCTGCTGTTCTCCGTAATTTTTCTTCAGGAACAGGGTTGTCCCCACAGCAGGTCACCCAGGACTGGTCTGACGTTAACTACAGTTCTGCACGCTCCTCGTTGCTGGAGGCATGGAAAACACTGACTCGCCGCCGGGACGATTTTTCTACCGGCTTCGCTCAGCCCATTCTCACCGCCTTTGTTGAAGAAGTTCACGACAATGAGGATTTACCCCTGCCCGCAGGCGCACCTGATTTTGTTGACGCCAGAGCCGCGTATTCTCGCGCGCGCTGGATGGGGCCAGGGCGCGGCTGGGTGGATCCGGTTGCAGAGAAAAAAGGCGCCATTCTTGGTCTGGATGCCGGACTTTCCACCCTCGAGATTGAGGTGGGTGAAAACGTCGGTGAAGACTGGGAAGAAGTGCTTGATCAGCGCCAGAGAGAAATTGAGTCATGTCTTAAACGCGGATTACCGCTTCCGAGCTGGGCACAGGCTGACCAGTTTGCGAGCCAGACCATTACCGATCCGGAGGAAAAGTGAATCTACCCCATCTGGCCCAGCGATTATTTAACACCCCGCTGGCGCTGCACCCGAGTAAAGCCGAAGTCATCATGGCATCCGTAATGGACCGATTTGGTATCAGTAAAATCGAATCTTCTCTTGCCATGGAGGATGACTGGTACGGATATGACGATAACCGGGGACGTGAATCCCGTAGTGATCCGGGTTATGACAATGTGCTGGGTGTCGCCGTCATCCCGATATGCGGAACGCTGGTGCAAAAACTGGGCAGTCTGCGTCCGTACAGTGGAATGACAGGGTATGACGGCATTCGTCAGGCGTTTCTTACTGCGATGGAAGATCCCGACATTTCGGGCATTTGCCTGGATATCGACTCACCCGGCGGCGAGGTCGCTGGATGCTTCGATCTGGTTGATGTCATTTACGGCTCCCGGGGGAAAAAGCCTATCCATGCCATTCTGACGGAAAGCGCTTATTCCGCTGCGTATGCCATTGCCAGTGCAGCGGACCGGATTTCTGTTCCGCGCACCGGCGGAGTGGGTTCTGTGGGTGTAATCACCATGCACCTTGACTGGACGCAGCGGATTAAAGATGACGGTCTTAAAGTTACGATCATCACCTATGGATCCCGCAAGGCTGAAGGTTCGCCGCTGAGAGAGTTGTCAGATGAAGCGCTGGCCGCCATCCAGCAGGACATTAACACCATGGGCGAATTGTTTGTGAACACTGTTGCCAGAAACCGGGGGATTAGCGCAAAGGTTATAAAAAGTACCCAGGCCGCCTGTTTTATGGCTGCTGATGGCGTTGAAATTGGACTGGCTGATGAGGTGTGTCCTCCTGACGCTGCGTTCAAAAACTTACTTGAAAAAACAGGAGCCTGAAATGGCAAAGAAAAAGACGTTTAGTTTTGCTCACCTCATTGGTCTTGGCCCTTCCGCTTCTGAGGAAGAAGAGGATAAAAAAGCCAAAAAAGCGAAAGCCCGTCGCGCGGAAGAGGACGAGCGCGAAGATGATGCCGATGATGATGAGCGCGACGACGACGCGGAAGAAGACGAACGCGACGATGATGCTGAAGATGACGGCGATGATCCGGATGCGTCAGAAGATGATGATTCTGAAGACGACGGCGACGACGATCGCAAAGAGAGTAAGGCGGTAAAAAATGCACGCGCTGCTGAGCGTAAACGCTGCGCCCGTATTTTCGGCAGTAAGCATGCAGCTGCGAATCCTTCACTGGCCGCGTCACTGGCTTTCAATACCGGGATGAGTTCTGCGGCAGCAATTAATGTCCTAGCCTCTTCGGCTCCGGCCGCAGTCGCATCTCAGTCATCCCGTAAACGCTCTCTCGATCAGCGTATGCAGGAAAGCCACCAGGTCCGGCTTAATCCGAATAGCGGACAGAAAGAGACTGGAAAGTCTGCGCTGGTAAGTAAAATGACCGGCCTCTACAACTCCACAAGAGGAGAGAAATAATGGATCAGTTTGGTCAGAATGCGTTTGCGCCTGGCATGAAGAGCGCGCTGTTTGTTCCGGATCAGCTTGTCGCTGGCACGCTCCAGCTGGTGACTGACACCGGGATCATTACGGGCGGTGCCTTTAAGCGTGGTACTGTCCTGGGCCTGGTGGCTGCCAGCGGGAAATACACGCAATGTGTGAAAACGGCTGAAGATGGCAGTCAGTTACCCGTTGCTATTCTGGTTGATGATGTTGATGCATCGTCTTCCGATCAGAACGGCGGCCTGTATCTGATGGGGGAATTCAACCAGCACCGAATTATTTTTGATAACTCCTGGACGACCGCTGACCTGAAAAAAGCGCTCCGACCGCTGGCTATCTTCCTGAAAGACAGTGACCAGGCACCTGTAACCACCTCCTGATTTCCCCCACGGCTCTCCTGACGAATGCTTTAACCGGCAGGGGCTGGCTCGTTTAAATTTTTTGCCAGCTGCGGCTGGCACTATCAAGAGACTGAATATGGAAAATATTTTTGATACCAGCGTGCTGGTGCAGGTTGTTCCTAACCTGAAAACCAGTCAGAACTGGCTGCTCGATCGCTTCTTCCCGAATGTCGTGACTTACGAGACTGAAGAAGTGGCGATTGATGTTGATGTCGGCCTGCGTCGTATGGCGCCGTTCGTCTCCCCGCTGGTGGAAGGTAAGCTGGTCGAATCCCGTAAATACCAGACCAATACCTTCAAACCGGCATACATCAAAGATAAGCGCGCGCCGGACCTGCGCAAACCTATCCGCCGCCAGATTGGTGAGCGTATTGGCGGGGAATATACCGCTGCCGAGCGCGAAATGCTGAACCTTCAGTTTGAAATGACTGACCAGATTGACATGATCAACCGTCGTCTGGAATGGATGGCGGCGAGTGCGCTGGTGTCTGGGACCGTAACCGTCGCCGGGGAGGGCTATGAAACTCAGGTGGTGGATTTCGGGCGTGCTTCGGATCTGACCATCACTCTTAGCGGCTCGGATAAATGGCCACTGACCGTTGCAGCTGGCGCTACCAATACCCAGCCATCAGATGATATTGAAATCTGGCAGACTACTTTCCTGAAAGAGTCCGGCTCTGTCGCCACGGATCTGGTCTTTACGAATAAGTCATGGCGTGCATTCCGACTGGATACCACCATCAAGGATAACGCCATTACATTCCCGGCGCTGAGCCCGTTTGGTAACCAGATTAACGCCGGCCCACAGGTAATGAAGGGCGCAATTTATAAAGGGCGCTGGGGTAACTTTGACCTCTGGTTATATAACGACTGGTTTATTGACCCGCTGGACAACGTCGAGAAGCCTATGATCCCCGATGGCGCTGTCATTATGAGTGGTGCCGATCTGATGGGTACCCGCGCCTTTGGCGTTATCCTGGACCCGGCTTTCAACTACGGTCCGCTGGCTTATGCGCCAAAATCCTGGGTGAAAGAAGATCCAGCCCAGCGTCTTATCCTGATGCAATCCTCCCCGCTGGTTATTCCGAGCCGGGTAAATGCATCCCTCTGCGCAACGGTGGTCTGATATGGCAAAACAACCTAATACCGGGCTGGCTGATGATCTGAATGCAGAAGGATCTGCCAAAGACGGCCTGAGCGTTGACGACCTGAATGCTGGCGATAACACCCAGGGAAAACAGCCTTTGAGCAAAACAGATGATGCTGAATTGTCTGTTGATGACGATGGTGGTGACGAAAAATCCGGAGACACTGAATCGCAGGAGTATGTGGTGTTGAAAGGGAATTGCATTCGTCATGACGGGGAGATGTACCGCGAAAATATGCGCATCCCTGTAACCGGCAAAGATGCTGAGCGTCTTCTGCAGTCCGGCGTTATTGCTGATGTTGATGTGCTTCGTAAGCGAGTTCTTGCTTCTCAGCCATCAGTTTCAGTTACGACAGGGTAATGACATGGGCGTGGACTGGGATTCTCATCTTCTGAGTCCGCTGCATGATGTCTTTGGCGATGAGCACGAGTATCGTCCACGTAACGGTACTCCTTTTACAATTAACGGGATTTTTGACCGTGGTTATGCGCAGGTTGCTGAAAACCTTGATGGCGATTCAGAAATTAACACCTCCAGCCCGATGTTGGGTGTGCGCGATGCTGAATTTCGCAAGCTGGGTAAATCGCAACCTGCTGTATCTGACCGGGTATTTATAAAGACGGTCGGCGGTCACATCATCAATCAGTTATTTGTTGTGTCAAACGTCGAACCCGACAGTCATGGCGGATCTCGTCTTGTCCTCAATGTGGTAAAACCGCGATGAATTCAGCAGCGATACGGCAAATGGTTGTCACTGCACTAACCGGGACAACCAGCGCGGGCGACCGCGTATTCTCTCCACGCGACTGGTCAACTTCACCAGATATGTATCCTGTGTTGTTGGTTCAGACGCCTTTTGAACAGAAAAAATCACAGGGGCGTAATACCCCTGCTTTTACCACCCTCACCACTGTCAGGATCACTGGGCGCGTTCAGGAGTATGACGGCGATACAGTGGATGATGGAGCCATGCGGGCAGAGCTGGCGCTTGAAAGCCTTCGCGAGCAGGTGGAGCGCGCGGTGATCAACAGCTACGAACTGACGCGGAATATTCAGAAATACGCGGAAGTTCGTTCAACCATCAATGTTGATTCAGAAGGAGAGGCCCATATGGGGCAGCTTCTTTTCGAGATCGACATAGAGCATTACCAGGGGCCGGAAGATTTTTATCCTGTCCAGTCGGTTCCCCTTGAGGGCATGGATATTGCGGTCGACATGCCAGACGGCACAGTTAAACCGGGTATCAGCCTCAATCTTCAGGAGTAATCCATGTTTGTTAAGCCGAACAACGGGCTCAGCGTTCGCTGCCCCGTCAAGGGCATCCCATTGCCTAAAGATGGTGCTGAAGTACCTGACAATATTTTCTGGCGTCGCCGTCTGAGCGATGGGGACGTGATCCTCTCTAAAAAGGATGAGGGCGCGCCAGAGAAACAATCATTACCTAAAAAAGCGGGAGAAAATGAATGACCGTACCTTTCGCTCGTGTTCCCGATAACCTGCGGGTAGGGCTTTTCTTAGTTGAGTTTGATAACTCAATGGCGAATAACGCCACTGCCACGCAGCGCACCCTGCTTATCGGTGGGATGCTCAGTACCGGCTCAACCCCCCCTGGTATTCCGCAGCGAGTTTCCTCTTCGGATACCGTCGGTGAGCTGACAGGAAAAGGGGGAATTCTGCAGGCCATGATGGCGGCGTATCAGAAAAATGATACCGCAGCCGAAGTCTGGATCCTGCCGCTGGAGGAAGACTCCGATTCCATGGTGGCTGCAACCGGCACCATTAAAGTCAGCAGCGCACCGACGGCAACCGGAGTGATCTCCCTTTATATTGCTGGTGAGCGCATTCAGTTGACCGTTGTAGCAACAGATACGGTGGCAGCGATCGCCACCTCTCTGGCCGCGGCGATTAACGCAAAAACCACGCTACCTGTAACCGCCAGTGCGACTACGGATACCGTAACCCTGACCGCGAAGAATCTTGGTGCTACGGGTAATGGGATCGACATTCGTCTGAACTTCCTCGGCTTACCTGGAGGCGAGTCCACACCTGCAGGCCTGGAACTGACGATTACTGCTATGTCTAACGGAGTCGGGGCTCCGGATATTACCGGCGCGCTGGCAAACCTGCAGGATCGGACATTCGATTTCATCATCAACCCTTACGACGATACAACCTCGTTGAATGTGATGAAGGAGTTCCTGTCAGACACTGGCGGTCGCTGGGCATGGGACAAGCAGCTTTATGGCCATTCCTTTGGTACCACCACCGGGACTTACGCCCAGCTCGGTACCAAAGGTGAGCTGCGCAATAACCAGCATGAGACCCTGCTGGGCGTAAATAAATCGCCGTCCCCTTCCTGGGCATGGTCTGCAGCTTACACCGGCGCAGCTGCGGTGAGTCTGCGTAATGACCCCGGCCGCCCGCTACAGTCGCTCGCTGTTCAGGGGGTGCTTGCGCCAGAACTGCAGGATCGCTTTGAGCTGACCGAGCGTAACAATCTGCTGTACAGCGGCATTTCGACATTTACGGTCGATGACGATGGCACGGTGCGCATTGAAAACCTGATCACCACCTACCAGAAAAACAGCTATGGCGATGCAGATGACAGTTATCTGGAAGTGGAGACGCTGTTCAGCCTGATGTTTGTGACCCGCTACCTGCGCACAGCGGTGACCAGCAAGTTTGGCCGTATGAAGCTTGCTGCGGATGGAACCCGATTTGCACCTGGCGCGGCGATCGTCACGCCAAACATTATCAAGGCCGATCAGATTGCCGAGTACCAGACTCTGGTATGGAACGGTTATGCGCAGGATGCGGAGGCATTCGCAAAAAATATCATCGTCGAGCAGAACGCCAAAAATCCGAACCGCGTCGATGTGCTGTGGCCGGGAACACTCATGAACCAGTTGCGCATTTTCGCGCTGCTCAATCAGTTCCGCACTCGGGCTGAATCAACAGGAGCTTAAACGATGGCAGGTGATACTACTAACCGCCTGGCGGGAACCGCCTATGTCACTGTTAACGGTGTGACGGTAATGGTGGAGGGCTCGTTTAAATACCAGGCTGCCACCGTAAACCGTACCACCCTGACAGGGATGGATGGTGTGCACGGATATAAGGAAAAACCTGTGGCGCCATACATTTCTGCCCGACTGCGTGACAGTGGCGGAACGAATGTGCAGGGCTTTAACCAGCAGACGAACGTCAACGTGATCGCCGAGCTGGCTAACGGGAAAACTATCATTGGCCGTTCACTCTGGACGGTCAACGTCCAGGAAGTGGAAAGCGAAGATGCAGTATTTGATGTTCGCTGGGAAGGCCGCGACGTAACGGAGAACTAAGATGGCTGAGATTGAACGCGTTAAAACCATTCCATTAACCGTAGCGCTGGATGATGCTGCGGAGAAGACCACTTATACGCAGCTGGAGCTGAAAGCACCCACGCTAAGCCAGGCTGAGCAGTTTTACGAGAAACAGGCTGCGTCAACGTCGCTCGCGGCGATGCGCCTGCTTATTGCGCTGGTTTCCGGTACGCGTGAAAGCGTACTGCAGCCGATGGATTTTCTCGACTTCCGTAAGTGTGAGGAGTATCTGCTCAGTTTTTTGACCTGGAAGCCCTGACAACCTGGCAGGAAATGGCCGCTGACGTCACCTTCTATTTCCGCTGGTCTGAGGACAGGGCGTGGGGAATGACCCGCGCCCGGCTGAAATGGTGGGTGGCGCAGGCATCCCGGATAAACAAGCTTAGGAAACCTGAAGACGATGAGTAATTCTTTTGATTTTGAGCTGGTGGCCAGCGACCAGGTTAGCGAGGCTATAGACCGCATTAATGAGGCTGTCCGTGACCTGGAGCCGAAGCTAGATAAAACTAAAGAAGGGCTCAAGTTAGGCGGTCAGGAAACAGCCGACGGACTGAGCGGTTTTATTTCTCGCCTCGAGAATATGTCGAAGAGCGCGCGGGATAACGTGCAGTTTATTGGCGACATGGTTCCCCCACTGAAAATGGTGGGGGAGCTCACGGGGAAGATGGGGGCGCTGGGGTTAGCCGGTGCTGCCGGCTACGGACTGAAACAGGTCGCTTATGGATTTCGGGAGGCATCCCGTCAGGCCTATAATCTTGATGTCTCGGCAAAAAATGCGGGAATGCGCGTTGACGATTTTACCCGACTTTCCGGGGCAATGCGTATTCTTGGGGCAGACAGCGAGAGCGCTAATGCATCAATAGAAGGTATTTTCAAAGCATTCAATGAGGCTGCCAGTGGTAAAAACGAGGGGGTTATGGCAGCGATGGCGCAAATTGGTGCTCAAATCCAAAAAAACAGCGATGGTTCAGTAAATACCCTTAAAACACTGGAGTCTATCGCAAAAATTTTTCCAACCTTGCGACCTGAACAGCAGAAGTCCGCCGCTGATGCACTTGGGCTGACGCCCGAATTGCTGGCGCTAATGCGTGACGGTGAGCGCATGAAAAAGCTGCTGGCGAAATCGGATGAATTTGGTCTGACTGTGGATCCGGCACTAAATCAGCAATTGAGTGAAGTGAACGGCACTATGAATGAGCTCAGCGCATCCTGGGATGGTCTGTGGCAACGTTCAAAAAACAAGGCACTTAAGACCATTCTTTCGGATGGTTCAGTCAAAGACGGCCTTGAAGGTGTTACCGATCTGTTCACTAATGGTGATTTTACTGGGCTGTCTCATGCTCTCGGTTTTATCAACAGCAATGATGCTGAGAAACTACGGCGCATTCAGAACGATAAGGAACTTTATAACAGCTTACCCCGCAGTGAACGTGGGCAGGTTGACGCGGGTTTCATGACTGATGCTGTAAGAAAGCGGTACGATGCGAATTACCGCGCGACCGATTCTGCGATTCAATTGCAGAATGACTTATCCGCTATCAGCCAGCCAAAATCCAACGTTGCACGCGGCAATGTTCATTACGGGGAAACAAGGAATAACGCAATTGGCTTCAGAAATAATAATCCCGGTAATTTGAGGGCTGCAGCAAACGCAACGGGTAAAAATGGCGGATTTTCTACCTTTGCGAATGATGCCGACGGAAGAGCTGCAATGGCGAGACAGCTGATGTTGTATGGTGACAGGGGGAATAATACTCTGGATGGGATTATTCATACCTATGCTCCGCAATCAGAGAATAAGACTCGTGCATATATTGACTCCGTCTCAAAAGCCACTGGATATGGAGCCAAAGAGCAAGTAAATCTGCACGATCCGGAAACATTAAAAACGATAATGGCAGCTATGATTAAACATGAGAATGGCGCACAACCTTATACTGAGGAACAACTGCTAAACGCCATCCAGACCGCCATTACTGATGATCGGTGGTCAGGGAAGAGAAATCAGGATGTGCTGGCCCAGCAGCGGTATGACATTATCTCTGGATCACGCGGCGTGGATCAAGAACCCACGATACTCAGAACACAACAAGGGAAAAGTGATGAAGTTGCCCTTAGTGAAAATCTGGCGCGGTCGTTTAAGGAGGCCATGTCCGATCAGTCTCTCAAGCTTGAAATCACGATGGTCAATGATAAGGGGGAGCGTAAAACCTATAATGCGGAAAATAATGGCAGAATAACAACGGCCATGAATTACTGATCACTGTCGTCATTTCGTTAAGGAAGAAGTTATGAATGAAAAAGTTTTTGGAGCAAAAGCCATTTAGACTCCAAAGGTTTTTGCGCTTGTTTACCTGGTAATTGGCATTTACCTCGTTTTTTCTGTTGTCTCAATGAATTTCACGGCGATTACGATATCGGTGGTAAGTGCATTGCTTTTACGTGTGCTTTATGAGTTCCTAATGAACTCATTCAAGGCGACTGAGCATCTTTACAGGATCGCCGAATCTCTTGACCGTAATGGATCCAGCGATAAACAGATAAGTCATTTCAGTGCATATGTAAACCGCCGACATGGCGGTTTTTTTATTTCCGGAGGCGTGATGCCGTCAATTATCCAGGACGCAATAACTTCTCTTTTGGGGGGAGATACCAGCGATGACTGGCAGGGGCAGTTACGGCCCAGCTCATTCAGAGGTGTGCCATTTGCAATTGTTGCTGAGGAAGGGAGCCACGGCCGACGCCAGGCGGTACATGAATATCCCTACCGTGATACAGCCTGGATAGAGGATATCGGGCGGGCAACACGGCGATTTGTTATTCGCGGTTTCTTGATCCAGAACAGCCAGGTTTACGGCGGCGGCGATGCTATCACACAGCGCCAGTCACTGATTGAAGCCTGTGAACAAAAAGGTAGCGGTACGCTTGTCCATCCGACACTGGGCGAATTAACGGTTTCCATCCCTGAGAATGGTTTGCGTATTTCCGGTTCGATGGAGAACGGGCGAGTATTTGAATTTACCCTGATGGCAATTGAATCAGGGCTTAAAGTGTTTGCTGTCACGGGCAGTACCGTTGCAGGCGCCACGGTGAAAACCAACTATCTGAAACTGGTCAGCACTGCTGTGCTGAGCACGATTGCCAGGGTTAAGAGTGAAATCCGCGGTGTCACACAGGCTATAAACACCATCAGAGGCACGGTCACGTTCTGGACTAACATGGTTGACAGCACCATCAGTCAGGTCACGAATCTCAGCAATGTCCTGAACTCCACGTTCGGGAATACCCGGTACGGACGTTACAGTAAAGGCTCTGTGGGCGGTAGTTCCTCTGCTGTTGCTGGCAAATCATCAGTTGCTGATGTGGATGATGAGAGAGCACTGGCTGACAAGGTAACAGCCCAGTCGGTAATGGACCGGAAAAATGTTACCGACAGGTCGAGCCAGCTTAGCAGCTCCAACACACCTGATGAGTTTGTCCAGGGCGTCGCCGACGTGGTAAACGCAATTCTTAACAGCGCCGGCAGCGTTAATGACCGAATCACAGCGCTGGAAAAACTGGCTAATTCAATCAGCACGGAGTACCAGCAGTCCGACAGCAGCAAAGCGATTTCGGCGACCATGAACACGCTGATTGTTGTGCTATGTACTGGTGCCATGACCAGTGCCGCTGCGGACTCCAGACCAGCCAGTACAGACGAGGCAGAAGAGTTAACTCAACGAGTTTCTGTGCAACTTGATACGGCGCTGGTTCTGGCTGGAGACCGCGCGGACGATGATATGTATAACGCGCTTCTCGCCGTCAGATCGGCATTCCTTTCTACGATGAGTGAGCGTGCTTCTGGTCTGAGCGAGCTTCTGCAGGTTACTACCGCTCAGCCGCTTCCGGCGCTGACGCTGGCAAACCGATTATACCAGGATGCCACCCGTGCAGATGAACTGGTACAGGAAGCGCGCGTACCGCATCCGGCGTTTATGCCGACAACCATGAAGGTACTGAGGCAATGAATGCAGACAGCGATCTGGATGTTGTTTCTTTGACGGTCGACGGCAAAATCATCGAGGGGTGGGATTCTGTCCGGGTAACGCGGGGTATTGAGCGTTTTCCCTCTGATTTCGATCTTGGGCTAATGGATTACTTCCCTGGCAACGAAGATCGTCAACTCGTTGAAGAGGGAATGTCTTGTGAAGTTCGTATCGGAGATGATCTGACACTGACGGGATATGTTGATGACTGGGAACCCGCACTATCGCGCTCCCGCCATGAGGTCCGCGCCACGGGCAGGAGCAAATGTCAGGACCTGGTGGATTGCTCAGCTGAGTGGCCTAACAACGTCATTAATGCCAGTAATGCGCTTGAAATTGCTTCTCGCCTGGCATCCTACTACGGCATCACCGTAACCACGGATGTTGATGAACTTGTGAAGGTACCCCAGTTCACTCTGAACTGGGGTGAGTCTCCGCAAGAAGTCATCGATCGGGTGGCCAGATGGTCTGCTCTGCTTTACTACGATCAGCCCGATGGAAACCTGTTACTGACCCGGGTGGGAACACGTCGTGCGGCGAGTGGGATAGCCGAAGGGGTAAATGTCGAGCAGGCATACTACCGCAAATCGATGGCTGACAGGTTTTCAGATTATGTCGGTGTATCAATGAGCGTTTCTCCAATTGCAGGGTATTCGCCTGATACGGCCTATGACGCTGTGACTCTGGCAACGGCGAGAGATCCGGAGGCCGCCCGTATGCGGTACCGAAAACATATATCGATTGTGGAAAGTACCCTGATGGCTACTCAACAGGCACAAAGTGCGATCGACTGGGAAATGAACCGGCGGTACGGACGTTCAAAACAGCTCTCGGTAACCATCGATTCCTGGCGGGATAAAGACGGGAAACTGTGGGAACCAAACACATTGATCCCCGTTGATCTTCCCACCTTACGGTTGCCGGAGACGGAATTGCTACTGGCAGAAGTCACCTATATGCGCGATGACTACGGCACCCATGCACGCATGACGCTGATGCCGCCTGAAGCATTCGCCGTTCAGCCATATGCCTTCTACCAGAACCTGGCGGGATTCAATACATGAAGCAACTATTTAAACATGCAGCGACTAGGATCGCCGGCATGCTGGGGATTGGCCGGATCACGGCTATGAAAGATGGTGGGATGGTGCAGTCAATCCAGTACCAGACTCCGCTGGAGGTGGCCAGCGCACCGCGGATGGCTGAATTTGGTTTTTCATCCGGCCTGCCGTCAGGGACTGACGTGGTTCTGGCTTTTATTGGCGGTGATCGTTCCAGCGCGGTGGTAATTGCGTCCAACCATCAGGGGTTCCGTCATACAGGCCTGAAAGCGGGCGAAACGGTCATGTATAACCAGTGGGGTCTTAATATTCTCCTGACGGAGAAGGGGATCTTCCTGGATGCAAAGGGCCAGAATGTTGAGGTCAATAACGCCACTAACGTGACCATCAATGCCAGCCAGGGGATTCTTGCAAATACCCCGATCCTGAGGTGCACGGGTGACATTGTTGATAACTGTGAAACCAATACCCGAACACTGAAAGAGCTGCGGGATGCACATAATGACCATGATCATGTGGTTAAAAATGCCCAGAGTGGCAATGACAATATCCGCAGCCAAAAAACAGAGGATCAGGTGACATGAGTGACATCGCTTCATTCTGGAATGTGGATGAGATGTTTGCTGACTGGCAGAAAGGGCTGGGCGAACTCACCACGGGGAACGATTTACAGACTGCAATACTGGACAGCCTGTTTACTGACAGGCTGGCGCGCGCTGACGATGATTATGAGGATAGCGATCGCCGCGGCTGGTGGGGGGATTCCGGGGAGGAATCTCAACTGGGATCCCGGCTGTGGTTGCTACGGCGGAAAAAACTGACCCCGGATGTAGCAAAAAAAGCGGAGGAATACTCGAGTGAAGCGCTCAACTGGTTAAAGGTTGATGGCGTTGTCAGCGAGGTTATTCCTGTTGCCAGGATCGTCCTGCCTGACCGGCTCAATCTCATTATCCGCTATCAGGCACCGGGGAAGGACTGGCAGGAATTCAGGTTTTACTGGATATGGGAGCAACGTTAATATGCCGTTTAAACGACCGACGCTGAGCGAACTCCGCGACGGAAACCGGAAATTTATGCAGGCGGAGCTTGAGGATGTTGGTGCGCTCCTGCGGTTCGCGAACCTGAAGGTACTGGCTGACATGGATGCGGGGATGGGGCATTTGCATTACGCCTACCTTGACCATATTGCCCTGCAGACAAACCCGTTTACCTCTACCGATGAGTATCTCGCCGGGTGGATGGCCCTTAAGCAGGTATTCAGAAAACCAGCTGCAGCGGCGAAGTCGCCTGCGGTACAGGCTAGTGGCAGTGTTGACAGTATTATCCCTGTTGGCTCGATCATTAACCGCGGGGACGGATACCAGTACCGGACGGATGCAGATCTTAAAATTCAGGCAGATGGATTTGGTATCGTCGCGGTGACGGCCATCCTGCCGGATATTACCAGTGATGTAACGGGTGGAGGCGCGCGCGGTAACGCTGATGCCGGGACCATAATGACCCTGGACGCGAATATTGCTGGCGTGGATCCACAGGTAACGTTACTGTCCGCTGCGACCGGCGGAGCTGATATTGAAACGGAAGAGGACTTTCGCAGTCGTGGCTTGCTGGCATGGCAGAATCCGCCTCAGGGTGGAAGCGACGCCGATTATAAAAAATGGGTGCTTGAGGTTTCGGGCGTCACCCGCGCGTGGGTAAAGCGGCGTCTGAACGGGGCCGGTACCGTTGGCGTGTATATCATGTGTGATCGGAATGACAATGGTGGGTTTCCGGTCGGTACCGATGGAATATCCCAACTTGAGGACTGGGGGGCTGTTAAAGCCACCGGAGACCAGCTCGCTGTCGCCGACCACATCTATCCGCAGCAGACAGACACTGCCATTGTTTTCGTATGTTCCCCGATCAAGAAAGTCATCAATATTGAAATCTCTGGTATCAAAAATGCCGACAGCACCACAGTTCAGGGTATAAAAGACGCGCTGACGGCGCTGTTTTTTGATGAGGCTAACCCTGATGGTTCCGGGAAAGTTTACCTCTCTGATATTAACGGGAGTATCGGCGGTGTTAGTGGCACGACGGGCTATATCCTTAACTCTCCGATGGCCAATATCACCTTTGCTGTTGGCGAAATTCCGGTGCTTGGCGGGGTGAATTTTGTATGAGCCTCTTTTCAAAAAATGATTATGCCGGTGCGCTTGGCGCGTTGCTGCCGACGGGCAGGGCGTGGCCCAGATCGCAAAAAACGGTACAGGCTGCGGTATTACGGGCACTGAGCAGCGCGTTTCAGCGTTCTGACAACGATGCGACAAAGCCTGATTACTGGTGCTTTTCCCCCTACAGCGACGGTAATGTTGTCAGAATGGGAAAGCTCTCTGGGGTTACCAGATGATTGTGCGATTGGTGAATCCGGTGGCGTCAGCGATCGCCAGCGCGCCGTGGTGGCAAAGTTAATCAGCACCGGCGGCCTGAACCGCGATTATTACATCCGGGTGGCTTCAGCTCTTGGTTATACCATCACTATCACACAGTTCCGGCCCGCTATGAGTGGCATGTCAGTATGCGGTGATGCGCTTAACGGTGACGAGTGGCCATTTACCTGGCGGATAAATGCGCCACAAACAACGATCAAGTATTCGCTTGCTGGCGCGTCCTACTGCGGAGATCCGCTCGCATCGTGGGGCAATAAACAACTGGAGTGTTCAATCAACAAAATTGCCCCATCCCATCTGAACATCATTTTCAATTATTCATAACTGATATTTCCCCCTCTGATTTTATCGCTTAACACTAAGTGAGGATTAACTATGCTCCGAATCGGGCAAGTCGAAGCCACTGCAACGCAGGATGGCAAATATACTGATGGAAGTGTTGCTGGTGGTATTGCCGCAACGAGGCTGAGGGCAGCAGCGTTTAACGCCATGCAGGAAGAGTTAGCGCATATCGTAGAGTCAGCAGGATTGGCGCTCGACATTAACGATATGACTCAGGTTTTAAAAGCCATTCAAAAACTCACACTGAGCCGTGCAAACCCATTTGCCGATATCAAATCAGATGGTGCAGCGGCGATTTCTACGGCTCTCACAAACCTTGGTCTTGAAAACGTCCTGCGAGCTGACCACGCATCATTTGCCGGATTTGAATCAAACAATCCCGCAATACCATACATGCGGCATGTCACAACAGATGCAGTAATTAGATTAGCCACTACCACCGCATTGCAAAATGGTCTGAACGACAAACAAGATAAAGATGCGACTCTGACAACACTGAGCGGGAAAGATGCGAATGGCATTCTCCAGTATTTGGGGTATGAAAGTGGTTCTGGGTGGGTGAAGCTGCCTGGAGGATTGATTATTCAGCGCGGACGAGTTGGACACTCAATTGGCATCACATCCGTTCTGGTTACCCTGCCGAGGGCATTTACCAGCCTGGAATATTCTGTCGCACAGTCCTGGAGTGACATTCAGAATATCGCAACAGGAGATGTTCAGAACCCTGCGAGCAACGGTACTCAATTTTCGTCCCGTACATTGACTACATTTCAGTCGTGGCAGGCAGGTCCGGGCGGATTCAATACTGACTATATAGCTATGGGATATTAACGATGGATTATATCTGGAGTGCAAAAAAAAATGGCTTCTATCCCTTAAGCGAACAAGATAGATATAAATCGCTGGGATTATGGCCTGATGATGGGGTTGAGGTTACCGAGGAGCAACATGCAGCGATTTTCCTCAATCCCGCTCAGGGAAAGGTAATTGGCACCGAGAATGGGAGGCCAGCCTGGATTACCCCTCCACCACCGACAGTCGAGGAGTTGCAGGCCGGAGTGCAGGCGAAAATTAACGCGCTGCGCGCCGAGGCTGATTCAGTTATCAGCCATTGAAAGACGCCATGGAGGGTGGATATATAGATGATGCGGATAAGCCAAAACTGACCGCATGGCAGAAATATCGCTATGCACTAACAAAGGTTGACTTAGCAAACCCTGTCTGGCCTGAGATGCCAATATAGGAACCTTTGATGGAATGGACTGCGTGCAGTCATATCGGTTGTATTAACTCAGCTCCCTGATTTTTCACATTACCTACGGCACGCGTCACGGCGTGCCATATAAACTTCTCAGCCGGCTCAGAACCATCGGCCGCAATTTCCGCGGCTTCTTTCCCTCCAACGTCCTGCCTCATCCATTCGCGGGCAGCCTCTGGTGGCAGTACCAGTGGCCGCCTGTCGTGAATGTCTACCAGTCCTTTGTCGGCAGCAGCCGTCACTATCAGAAATCCTTCTGTTTCATCTCCGCGTTCGAATGGTGTGCTGCCGATCGCCGCCATGAATATCGGCTGACCATCGGCTCGATGAATGAAGTAGGGCTGCTTTTTGTCACCTTCCTTTTTCCATTCGTACCAGCCATCAGCAAAGCAAATGGCACGCCCATGCTGCCAGAGTGGTTTAAACATTCTGCTGGTGGCCGCAGTTTCAGAGCGTGCGTTAATAAGCGGTGGTTTATCCCACCATCCGGGGGCGTATCCCCAGATAACAGGATCGAGATGGAGTTTCTCGTCACGTTCGCTCAGAAGCAGAACTTTGGTGCCTGGCGCGACGTTGAAACGTCCGATCGGTTCCGGGTCATATGGAATGTCTCGTTCGACTTCTTCAGCGAGAAGGGCGAGATAGTCTTCACGCGTCATCGACTGTGAAAAACGTCCACACATAGAAACCTCCAGCCATGTGTCAGACTGAAAGTATAGGGCAGGAAGAAAAAGTGGTGCGCACCGGTAATGATTTAAAAAGGAGCTTGTAAGGTAAATTGGAATGATGGTTTTGTGAATTGATGAATTCTTAAAAATATGTAGATGCTGGAACAATGCGATCCCGAATTTTTCCCGACGACGCCACGAAACCGATAGCAACTGATTGATCTTGAATGATTGCAATAGTAAGTATCAGGAGGTGTTTTTTAGTGGGTTTTTGGTGTTAAGTTATTGAATTTTATAGGTTATTGCGTTTTGAGTTGTAAACAGGAATCGTATTCGGTCTCTTTTTATGTGGCGAATGCGATGCCATCCAGGGCAAAACACGGCGTATTGCATGCTGCATTCTCCATAAACCATACCATACTCCTGCCCACGATCGTCCAGGCTTTTTTGCCATCATTGCTAAAATTATAACCAGGTACCCTTGTATTCTGGAGGCGACATGGGACGACCTGGCAATATCTATCAACGAATCGACGGTACGCAGTGGCGTCACGTCTGGGTGGTTGGGGACATCCACGGTTGCTTCTCATTATTGATGGCTAAATTGCGCCACTGTCATTTTGATCCGTGGCAGGACCTGCTGGTTTCAGTGGGAGATGTTATCGATCGCGGGCCTGACAGTTTGCGCTGCCTGAAATTACTGCGTAAAAGCTGGATTGTCGCGGTCAGGGGGAACCATGAACAGATGGCGCTGGACGCGCTGGCGACGGGGGATCAATTCATGTGGTTTATGAATGGAGGCTCGTGGTTCGAGCAGGCGGAGCAACCGGCAGCGAAATTTGCTCTTGAAGCGTGTTGGCAGTTACCCTGGATTCTGGAGCTGCATTGTCAGAACGGTATACACGTTATTGCTCATGCCGATTACCCGGATGATGATTATCAGTGGCTAAAAGAGATCGATTTACAGCGCGTGCTGTGGGACCGCTCGAGACTGATGAACAGTGGTTGTGCGATTCACGGCGCGGATCACTTCTGGTTTGGTCACACGCCGTTGCGCCATCGGCTGGATCGCGAGAATCTACACTATATTGATACCGGTGCTGTATTCGGCGGCGAGTTAACGCTGGTACAACTGCAATAATCAAAAATCGCTGTATTCCTGGGCCGGATGCCAGAAACTGTCGATGTAGTCGTCCGCAGGTAAACATCCGCCGTTACGAATACGTTGATCGTCCATCGATATCAGGCACTGCTGCTCAGTTTTGTAGACATCAACCACGATATCTTCACAACCGCCATCCAGATAGCACACAAAAAGAACCAGCGTGAACAT